AGAAGGGTGCGGTAACTCCTGTAAAAGACCAAGGACAATGTGGTTCATGTTGGTCATTTAGTGCAACTGGCGCAATGGAAGGAGCATGGCAAATCGCGAGTGGTAAATTGGTTTCGCTTTCGGAACAGCAATTAGTAGATTGTTCTGCTGGATTCAAGTATGGAAATCATGGATGTAATGGAGGATTAATGGATGGTGCGTTTCATTATGCAATGGAACATGGTATGTGTGCTGAATCTGACTATGGGTATACTGCAAAGGATGGAAATTGTGAATCATGTGAAACCGTAGTAAAAATATATGGCTGTACCGATGTTACACCAAAGAATGAAGTTGATTTAGAAGAAGCGGTCTCACGTACTCCGGTTTCTGTAGCTATAGAAGCTGATACACGTGTATTCCAATTGTATACTGGAGGGGTGTTGACCAGTGATGCATGTGGAACTACTTTGGATCATGGTGTCTTGGTCGTTGGATATGGAAGTGAAAATGACATTGATTACTGGATTGTAAAGAATAGCTGGAGTTCCTCTTGGGGTGAAAATGGATACATTCGTATTGCAAAATCGTCTAGCACAAATACCCCTGGAATCTGCGGCATTGCCATGCAACCATCGTTCCCTATGGTATAAAATATTTGGTTCCACACTTTTTTATATCATAGAAATGCGTTTTTGGTATAAGGGGGATTCAGTAAGAACATATAATTCGTTGTACAGAATATGGGCGATTACGCCGAACTGTGCAGGTAATGGAATATGATTGGATATGTCTGGTTTCATGATGGGTCCCCAGATATGTTCTATTAAAAATATTGTGAATTGGCAGCCTGTAATAGATAAAAGGGTACCAAATAAATCTTTACGGATAAATGACCATGTGTTACGATAATGGTTTGGGACATGTGAGAGAACCATGTATAATAGAAACAGTTCGATATTATGAGTAATACCGAATAATCCAACTAATAATGTACTTTGTAGAAACTGTAACCATTGTACTGATGTATTCGAGAGGCGTGTCCGACCAAATGCGGGCATATCTGTACGGAAATGGATGGCGGATGCACATAAGAAAAAAGGGTGAATATGGTCAGGATATTGTAAAAAAGCGGTCATTAGTACGGAACACACTGTAGTTGATGCATAGATAGAGAATAATTGTGGTAGTTGTCCATATAATTTCGCATGTATAAAATCGGTCATTCCATGTGGGATAATAATATTATTTAGGATCGGTTTCGCATAATAATACATGAGCATTCTGATGATGATGATGATGATGATGATGATGATGATGATGATTCCCTGACATATCCTGTACAGGAATGTTTATATGAGTATTATCGAGTGATTCGTCCAAAAGTTCACGTTTTGTTGATGCATACATCGATTGTACATGATACCTATGACTAATGAAATAAATGGAAATGATAAAAATCCGTACATAAAAATTGTTGGGGATTACTGGAAGGAAAAACAAGAAGCATTCGAATAGAAAAAACAGAATATATTTTTGTTGATATTCTGTAAAATATTATTGAAATGGGCACATTGTTATGTAGTATTGTTATATGCTTGTCTCGTAAATAATGTTTTGCGTGTTATAACCAATTTAAAAGTGTCTAGAACGAATTGTAGTCCGAATGTGTCTATATCTAGTTCCATATTATCATCGGATTCTTCTTTGCATATGATGGACAGAGTGGTTGTTTCTAAATATTCATCATATCTCTCTCCGATGGATAATGGTATAGGATTATTCGTGCTGCGCTGTAATATGGGTTTTGGTGGTGTATTTTGCATGTTTGTATTGATTGTTGTTCCGAAAAGTAGAATGTAGTCTTGTGTGATATTTTACAGTAACAGTAAATAATTATGTGTTGTGTGTATTTGAAACAGATAACCCGTGAATATCAATTTTTTGTGTTTTGCTAATATATACACTTTAGCAAATAAAAATGCCCAAACGAACCCAAAAAAAATATACAAAAAAGAACAAAAAAACACCCAATAAAAAAAGACCCATCAAACACAAAAGAACGAGAAGCAAATTAACGAATCAATATGGGGGAGGTGTACGTGAATATAGAAATGAGTGTAACATTGTAAAACCAGAAGGCATTAATAGTCAAGCGGAAGAAATACAAATACAAGATTTACAACAAGAACAACGAGAGAATGAACTTCGTGTGCGATTATTAAACCTTCTTGCTCGATGTGCATTACAACAAGAGTTCAGTCTGGTTGATTTTTTGAATGATCAAGGTATTAATTCATATCTACTACGACCGCCCCCTCCTGTACAAAACCAAAATATTCTACCACCTTACCAAAATTCACCCAGAAGACCATAAATCGACAGAGTTCATCCATTCCATTTTTTGTTTGGATTTTTCTGTATTGGTTTGGTCTTCGAATCCGGCAAAAAGATAATCAGTTTTGGGTCGGACTTCGCTTTCTTTGATGGTTTTATAAATTGTAGGTAAATGCATCAAGGTATTTTGTAGAAATCCTTTATCGGGGACTAATTCTTGGTCTGTACAGAATGGTTCGCAAAGCATTGATATCGCAAAGTACAATAAATATCGGCGTTTTTTCGTACAAGATGATGTAAAGCGGATACAAAATAAATCCAGTATAGCGGATAAAACAGTAGAAATGAAACTCGCTTGTTCTCTCGTATTTGCAACAGAAAACAATGCATCCCATACAACCCAGATAATATCACATTGATATTTCGCTTCCACAGGAATATCGTATCGTCGGTCACACAAGCATTTCACTTTACGTTTTTTACAGATGAGATCAAATTCGATAATCCATTCTAGCCAGTAGCATGCTTGTACCATATTCGATTTATGTTCTGTATCTGTACAAATATGATAGGTGAATTCATTAATGGCGATAAATATTTCTTTCGGGTCTTTTTTATGCATAATGGGAATGGCAAATTCAGCGGAAGAAGCTTTCAGGCGTTCAGGCATTTGGGTCATATCGAATTCTTCTTCTTTATTGATTTTCAGTAATTCGAAACCACTTTTTTTAGGATTGCTAACTAATACAACCATGATTTCCGCGAATAAATCACGTATCGTTTTGTTATTCCGTAAAACCAGTTCATCTGTATACATGCCTTGAATCATAATATTCCGGAAAATCTGGAATCGTTTCTGTAAATAAATAGCAACTTTCGGATTTCCATTGTAAATATGTTTTCCTAAATAAAAAATGGCAATTTCCCAAACATCTCCGAAATGTCCCGAACAAATTAATTCGGCGGACCAATAGCAAGCTGGTTCGATTTTGTTATTCGATATATTCTGTAACAGTTCTTTTTTGACATCTGTTTTCTTATAACCGGAAAATGTCTCCATGCGGAAATCGGACATATCACGACCATCATTGATTGGATATCGTAAATCACCATGTTCGTTTACAGGAATATTGGACATAATAAACACATGTATATATGTTTTACAGATGTATGAAAAACATATATATGGCGTGGATAGCTTATACATGCAAAAAATCCGTAATAAAAAATACTTAAAGCAGAACATATATATGACTGTACATCATCACATCACATCACATCACATCATGCTTTGTCTCGTTTTGTCATTCATCTTACCTGCAGTAGTATATTCACTTGAACTGAATGGGGTAACAAAGCCATTGGGATATTTTGATCCACTTGGGTTTTCTACGGGAAAATCTGTTTCACAGCGGTTATGGCTACGAGAAGCAGAACTTAAGCATGGAAGATGGGCTATGCTATCCGCAACTGCGATTCCTGTAATGGAAAGCGTGTCTCATACACCAGGAATCCATTCATTGGACAATACTACGCCGGAAATCCAGACAGCATTTATGACGTTGGTTGCTGCAAGTGAGTTTCAAAGTATGTTGAATGGTTGGAATACGCCATTCAAGAATACAAATGAGATTTTTACAATTAAAGATGATTATAATCCAGGTGATTTTGAATTAAAAGTATCAAAGACATTCAAAAATAAGGACGCGGATTTCATGTCAAATGCAGAATTGAATCATGGGAGACTCGCTATGATTGGTTCTCTCGGTATGATTGCACAGGAGCTTGTAACAAATCAGCCATTATTTTAAATCATATCTTTACGTTTTTCTGTTTTGCTTGATTATCCTGTAAACAATATTTCTTATACATTTTCGAAATCATTAAACAATTTTGAATATGTATTCCAAATGCAGGATGCATGCGTTTGTCAATATAATCTTGTGGGGTTTTCATCATATTGCTACATGACATTAAGTAGTACTGCCGCATTTCCTCACAAGACAACATGTAGCAAAACAAACAGCGGTTTGTGCTGTACAAACGAATAAATATGAGAAGCATCGGCAACATCGTTTTATACTGCTTCTACATGAGAACATTATTTTCGAAAAAAACAAAGAACAATAGAAAAATGGTATACAATGTATTATAGAATATTTTTTCGCATATATAGATATATATATGATTTGTACGGATTACAAGTTTATGAGACAATTGTATTTAACGTTAAATACGACACAGCAGGAAACAAATCTGGATTCTACAGAGTTAATGTCTCAAAAACCAGAAGCGACAATACAGATAGATGGTATATGGTATGATATAACGGAATTTGTAAAAAGACATCCGGGTGGTTCTGTAATACAAAGTTATAATGGACAAGATGCATCTCTCGTATATCATGAAATGCATAGACGTTCGAAAAAAGCGGATTTAATATTGAAGAGTTTACCCAAATGTAAAAAGAATCCAGATTCTAGTACAGAACAAAATCAAGATGTAGATGATATTGAAAATGAATCCGATAGCGAAGGTAGTGTAATTATACAGAAAAGGTCGGATAAAGAGAGGATGTTGCAAGATTTCCGAGAATGGACGGAATCTCTCGAATTTCGGGGTTTTTTCGAACCAGACATGGAACATTCTTTTTACAGAATATTAGAATTAATCTGTATTTTCAGTATGGCAACCTGGTGTATGGGTATAGATGGTATATTACCAAAAATGTTGGGAATATTATTGTACGGATTATTCGGTGGAAGATGCGGCTGGGTACAACATGAAGCAGGACATCGTTCTCTCACCGGTGATATTTATACGGATGATATTATACAGAAAGTGGTAATGGGGTTTGGATTATTGACGAATGGATTAATGTGGAATTCTATGCATAATCGTCATCATGCAACTACACAAAAATTAGGGCATGACATTGACTTGGATACAATGCCGTTTGTCCTATTTCATGAGGATGCGATGATACCCAAAAAGTTAGCGTCTGCGTTATGGTTGAAATATCAGGCGTATACGTTTTTACCAGTAACAAGTGGATTATTGGTAATGTTATTTTGGATTACATATTTGCATCCACGTAAGGTGATACGAGACAAGGATTGGTTTACAGGAAGTACAATGATATCTGGGCATATAATCCGTACATGGATTATACAGAAACAGACAGGTTATTCTTTCTTGGCAAGTTATGGGTTACTATTAGCATCAATGTATGTTTCTGGAATTTATTTATTTGGGCATTTCAGTACGTCACATTCATTTTTACCAGTAATTGCATCGGATGAGAATCCGTCATGGGTAGAATATAGTTTAGGGCATACAGTAGATATTGAGACACAGAATCCAGTGGTATCATGGGTAATGGGATATTTGAATTGTCAGTGTGTACATCATTTATTTCCGCAGATGCCACAGTACAGACAACCAGAAGTATCAAGAGAATTGGCATTATTTGCAAAGAAATGGGATTTGCCGTACCAACAAATCGGATATTGGGAAGCATGGAGATTGACTTTTCAGAATTTAGATAGAATCGGAAATCAAGTATACGAGAGATATAATCCTGTACATGTACAGTCGGTGTCAATAACGCTAACTAAAGAAAATACTGTAAAAGAGAAGTTCGATTAGCGCTAAAATTGATATTCTGGCTGGTCTATCTCTCAACAGGACAAGACATAACATGCCCTAGGGTATAACTAAACTATAACGAACAATAATAACAATCGTTTTACAGTAAACAATATGTCATCCAACAACATGAATACTCAAATTGATTGCTGCATCTGTATGGAAGCGATTGTTACCACTAACTGTACAACTACATCATGCAATCATACATTTCATAGTGATTGCCTGATGAAACATGCATTATACAATGGATTTACTTGTCCTTGTTGTAGAACAACATTGGCGGAGAAATCTAAAGAAGCCATTGCAGAAGAAGAAGACGATTATGACGACGAGGATGATGATTCCCTGGTAAGTGAATCAGATGATGAATCTACGGATAGTTATGACGAAGAATTGGAAGAGCAAATCCTGGAATCAGTACGATGGATGTTCCAACGCGAAAACGGAGAAATGCCGGATGGAGATGACAATGTATACGAAGAATTAGACCAAGACATGAAAGCAGATGAGGAACTCCAGAGAATTATTTATGAAGAGCAACGAGAACAACTGAATGACTTGAAGACGGAATTGAGAAAAACGAAATTATCTTATGATGAATTATTGGAAGCATGTATTGTAAGTCAATGTAAGGATTTCTGGGAAAACCGCCCAGGGATGAAATCCGACCGCAAGGTTGATTCGGTTGTGAATTCTGTACATAAACGAATGATTCGTAGACGTACAGACAGAATAAGGAGTATACATACAGAGCATAACCGAGAATCTCAAAACCAAATCGTAACTTGGCATAGAGTAGAAAATAGTACGCCCCAAGTGGAGAGAACGGAAAGAATTCAATTGCAGTATGATGGTATGCAGATTCACCAACCAAATGTAAGAAGACGTATTGAATCTGGACCAATGACTATTTCGGAACTTATGTAAATAGTGTGTGATGTATAATGACAAAAGTGTATATATAAAAAGAGAACTAGCTAGAGTTTAGTATATACTGTAAGATAGATAGAACATGATTTCGTTAACGAATTAAATAAAGATTCATTTCTTTTTTTTTCTGTCGTTTATTTCTGGTATAGGAAGAGCATCCTTTGTATGGCGCACATGAACTTCTCATGGTAAATCCGCGTGGTTTTTTACAGGCTTTACGAGAGAATCGTCGTGGCAAGTTGAAACGTTTTTTGTCTCGCTTGCGTATACAGTAAGAGTCCTGTTTGGTGTGTGTACAACAGTTTGGCATATATATATATATATATATATATATATGTGTGTTGTAGATATATGTAAATATACAATATATCTTTATTTTTTTTATGAGAATTGTGGAGAATCATATATGT